TTGATTTACACCGAAGATACTCGGATTAAGCTGGGAGGCATCCTCCTCCCTGGCTTAATCAAAAAGCTAGAGATTAAAGGCGAGGCTTTGATTGAGGAGGTCGAGGTAGAGGGTTCTAAGATCAAACCTAAGCAGGCAATCGGTTATGAGGATTGCAAGATCAACATCGAGCTGATAGTCGATGATACCGAAGGTGAAACCGCTCTGCGCAAGATCGAGCGTATAAAATCCCTCTTTAAAAAGGGCGCTAAGCCGCAGCCTATCACTATCGTATCGCCTGAAACCTCGGCTGCAGGGGTCAGCAAGGTTCTTTTTAAGAGCTTGAGCTACACGCTTACCAATAAGAGCAGTCAATATGCGGTTGTTATAGAGCTGTGGGAATATGTGCCTATGACAATTACTGCTACCTCAAGCCGATCAGGGCAAGCCGGCAGTGCTGCCGAGCTAAATCAAAACTACCAGAGCTATCTCTCAAGCAACCGAGGCAGTGCCCCCAAGGTGGGCGATAAAACCACAAGTAGTCCGGCCACCGAAGGAAGCCCGCCTAAACCACCTTTAGGAGTGATGATTGATGGATCTTTTTTATCCTGATCTGGCAGTACAGATTGGTCAGTACACCTTTACACAGGGGATCTCTATCACGGTTTGCAGCAGCAGCGATAGCTACTTTGACTGGGCAAAGATTCGCTTTACAACTGAGTTTGAAGAACGGATACAGCTGCAGCAACTTGCACCAGCAGAAGTGCTGCTAGGCTATGGCGGGAACCTTCAGCCGGTATTCAAGGGACTGGTTGCCCATGACTTTACATCGGCAGATAACGCCAATGAGGTGCTGCTGCAGGATGCTACCATAAAGCTAGATTCTACAGAAATCAATCATGTGTTCCTTTCGGCACAGCCAGCGGAGGTTATCCGCTACTGCTGCAATCAATCAGGTGTTTCGGATCTGATTCTGTCCACAACGCAATACCCTCAGATGACCTATCCGGTCATCAAGACCACAGCCCTAAAGGCGATACAAGGTATCAGCAAGCAGTGGCGTATACCCGCAAAATTTTATATGCTGGGGGATGCCTTCGCATGGAACCCTCCAGAGCAACAAACGCAGATGTATCTGTTTGAGTACCAGCGCAACATCATCAGCCTGGGCAAGACTGGTGGCATGTGGGTGCTAGAGACTGTATCCGTACCTTTTATCAAGCACTCGATCAAAATAGCTGTACAGCACCCAGCCTTTTCCGGTGTGGCAACTGTTTTTAAAATCATTTTTGAAAGCAATGCAGCCGGCTTTCTACGCACTAAAATATACTTTAAGGGGTGATCCCATGAACCTAAAAACCATCATCCTTAATACAATTGTCAATTATATTGATCAGCAAGCTCCCCACCTGAAGCGACCCGCAGCCATGTATGCTCGTATTACCCGGGCAGCGCAGATCAGCGAAGATAGTTGGCAGTACAGTATTAAGCTACTCCGAGATGACTATCGAGATGACAGCATCTACCCCGAGATCCCCGGTATCAAATCTAAGCTGGAGATCGGTTCCGGTAAGATGGTGGCCGTTGTGCTCATGGGCGGCCAGCTTAAGCCGTTCATTGTTGGGGAGGTCTTACTATGATCGACCTGCAACTTGATGTAAACTGGCAGCTGGCACCTCATGCCAATGGTGATATGCTCCTGGTAACTGGACTTGATTGCTTAATGCAGGATATTCGACTAGAAGCACTGTCGCAAGAGGGTGACCTATTTTATGATGCAGAATACGGATGGTCGCTGCTCGATTTTATGCAATCTCCGGTTAACGATCTGACACAATTGGAACTAGAGCAGCGAGTGCTCAATAAGCTGGCCCGCCGGGAAGAAGTCGATATTAAGACAGTTTCGGTTTCGGCTGATTTTGGAGAAAGCAACATAACGATATATATCAGCTTCCGATTTATCGGTAGCGATGAAATACAACAGCTTAACCTATCGGTGGGCAGAGTAAGTATAGAGGTGATTGAAATTGATTAGCAATGACATATTAGATCGGCTGCTTCCAATCCCCACAGCAGAGCAGTTGATGAATCGTGCACAGTCCGAGCTTGCTGCCTCCGGTTTTCCCATAACCAATTTCAAGACCGGTGGCATAGCCTATACGCTCCTGAAAATTGTATTTCAAGTGCATATAGAGCTGGTACAACTCTCTCGAAAGATGCTCAATAACGGCTTCGTAAGCCACGCTGCAGAGGGCTGGTTAGAGCTCAAGGCATATGACTACAGTAAAGCTCGCAAGCAACCGACCAAAGCCCAAGGCTTTGTAACCCTGACCCGCAGCTCGCCTTTCCCAGCCGTCCGCATCACCAAAGGTCATGTGTTCAAGTCGGGTATCGATGACAACGGCGACGAGCTACGATATATCTGTACTGCCGATACCATCTTTAAAGTTGGTCAAACTTCCCTGCAGGTGCCCGTAGAAGCTGAGCAGGCGGGCAGTCAATATAATGTGCCTCAAGGTACCATTACAAAAACATTGATCCATATCGAGAGTGTGGACAGCATCACCAATGCTAGTGATTGGCTGACCTCTGAGGGCAGCGATCTGGAAGAGATTGAAGCCTTTCGGGCTAGAGTGCTTAACTCTTGGGCCGAACTGGCCACTACTCCGACGAGAGATAAGTATAAATCTGTTTGTGAGGCGATTCCTGGTGTGCTCTTCGTTCGTGTGGATGATCTGCATCCTCGAGGACAGGGCACAATTGATATTATCGTTACCTCCACTGCGGGAGCAGCGACTGAGGCATTGCTGACACAGGTACAAGCAGCCTGCGAGCGTATCAGAGGCCCTTATGACAATCTGCTCATTAAATCCTCTGTTACTGTACCGCAAGATATTACTGTAGTGCTGCAGATCTCCAGCCATGTATCGGAAGACGGGCTAATTGACAAAGCGCACGCCATACTTGCTGATATGCTTCGCACTTCCAGAGATCGCAACCTCAATGAACTATTGAGATCTGACATCATCTACTACCTACGAGCAGGTATCCCTACCCTGCGTAATGTACAGGTAATAACCCCGATAGACGATGTTCTTCTGGAAGTCGACAAGGTGATTACAGCAGGCACTTTGACCATAACCATCGAGAGGTTATAGCTATGGCATTTGATTCTTTTAAGGACTACATGTACTATCTTCTGCCGGGGCCACTCAAAAAATTTGGCAAAAGCGTATCGGGCTGGTACAAACTCATGGCTATAATCGGCGCCTTAATGGATGAAGCTAAGACACAGCTGGTTTGGGCTCGTGAGCAGTCTATAATCCTCAGCTGCTCACCTGAGCTGCTAGAGCTGCACGGATCTGAAAGAGATATGCCTCGTTTGAAAGATGAGGACTTAGGAGCTTATAGGTTACGATTGATTATGAAGGGTGTTCTAGCTCGGCAAGCTGGTACTAATGAGGGTATTAAAACCGCAGTCAAAGCTCTTGGATATGACAATTCATATGTGGAGCCCTACTACTTGGTTGATCCTACTCGCTGGGCAGAGTTTATCGTTTGGCTCCGTACAAGCAAAAAATCACAGGTTAGTCTTAACGATTTCTCGGTGATTGATTTAGAGGTAATGAAGGTAAAACCCGCCTCTGCATTGCCTAACTACGGCGTGGATTTTGGCAGCAACATCACGATTGAAAGCTCTGTAATATTTGGCACCTTCATGGAACCAAGATGCGGAACCTTCCGTTGCGGTCAATATCCCCCACAAAGGAGTGACTTGAATTGATCCTAACACCAGCAAAATTAAGCAAGACTATCCAGCAGTTTAAAGATACGGTTGCAAACCGAGTAACCTTTGAGTTAAACGGAGTTGAGCAGGAAACTACCTTTTCAGTGTCAGTCAAGGATAATACTGTAAGGATTATCCTGCAGCTCGAGGCGGCGATATCAGGACAGATCAGCAATGTTAAAGTTTACGATCCAGATGGTTTACTATCCTGCTTCAACAGTGCAACCTTTGTCAAACCAGCAGGTAAAAAGCAATACATAGCCTTTAGCTTTACATTCTCAGAAAGGGTGATATAACATGCCGGAAGATCGTAATTATACTCCGACCACATGGGTTGATCATTATGAAGACCCTGCGACTGGAGAGGTATTCCAACAAGGTACACCTGTTGATGCACAGCATCTAAATAACATAGAGGGCGGTATTGTCGATGCCCATTATAAGGCGGATGCTGCAAAACAGTTAGCCGATGGTAAAGCTCCTTCTGCCCACACCCACACACCCGGAGAGGTAGGAGCAGCGCCCTCTGGGCACACCCACACACCCGGAGAGGTAGGAGCAGCGCCTTCTGGGCATAGCCATACACCGGGAGAGGTGGGTGCGTCCCCGTCTAATCATTCGCATAATCTCTTGACCTATACGGTTACCCACAGCAAGAGCGGTACAGTGCATACCTTAACAGGGCTACCCACTGCCGCAGGCATTTACATTGCGCAGTTTAAAGCTGTGGCGAACTTTGATACTGGTAACACCTTTGCTGGTGGCTATACGGCAAAGCCCATGGGAGAAGAAACTGCCCTGCCAGATAAAGCTTTCATCACTGGGGATTTGGTCAGCGTGGTAGTTGATGTATCTGGTAAAAAGCTGGGTTTTAGGTTAGGGGGTGCCGGTGCTCCCAAATTCCCTACATACACTGGTGCGCATGCGATCTTTGGCACAGACAAACAAGGATATATAGAGATATACAGTAGTGGCACGCTAACTGCACAAGCTAACATGAGTGTTGAGGCATTTCTTGTTGGTGGAGGCGGTGGTGGTGGAACTGGGTCTGCTAACAGTAGCACCATAGGTTCTGGCGGTGGCGGTGGTGGGTATGTTAAAGCTCTTACTGGGCTGGCACTTACTAAAGGCTCCACCTATGCTATGACAATAGGCGCTGGTGGAACAGCTGATATTAACGGGGGAAACACTGCGGCTTTCGGAAACACTGCAATCGGAGGGCTTAAAGGTGAAGCATATGCAGGAAGTGGAGTTGGCGGCAATGGTGGCTCCGGTGGTGGCGGTGCTGGTATAGACAGCCCATTTACCAACGGTGGTACTGGAGGCAGTAATGGCGCAAACGGAGGTAAGGGACACGCCAATGGTGGTGTGGGAGCAGGTATAAGTACCATATTCAATGGAAAAACCTATGCTGGTGGCGGCGGTGGTGGTGGCGCTAGATTTGCGCAAGGTGGTGCTGGTAGTAACGGCGGTGGCAATGGCGGTTACTTCGGAGGTGTCGGAAGCCATAGTGGAGTTAATGCTTTAGCCAACACAGGCTCTGGTGGTGGAGGTGGTAATAGCTATCACGCTGGCGCAGGGGGCTCTGGCGGTTCTGGTATAGTAATCATAAGATGGGGGTATTAATATGGTTGAGATTAAAATTCAATGCAACCAAGAGGTTATTAATATTAACACAACTGATAGTTGTATAGTTATTACGCTTAATAAACCTAACGCTCATGGTGGTTCTGTTTCTTATAATGCTGGTGGTGGGGGTATTGGAATGCCCACATACCACTGTTGTAAAAACTGCGCTAATCAATATCAATCTGGAGGGAGAGGATAATATGCGTTTAGCAGTAATTGAACACGGTATTGTCACAAACGTAGTAGAGGGTGATTTCCAAAGTACAAGGCACATCTTCCCTCTTGAATCTCAGGTAGTTAATGTGGATCTATTCCCTGTAGCCATCGGTGATAGTTATCAGGACGGCAAATTCTACAGGAATGGTGAAGTAGTTTCTAGAACACTTACGGCTGATGAGCGTATCGCTCAGTTAGAGGTAGAAAAGGAAGCTCTCCTAAAGCGAGTAGATGAACTCACACTAGCGTTCTTAGAAAAGGAGGCTGCCGTAAATGTTTAATCCTAGACTGATCCCATTACTACAAGACCTCTACGACAGAGGTAAGATTACCATTGAGCAGATAGCACCTGAGTATCAGCTATATATAGTTATAAAGGAGAAATAAAATGACTAAAAAAGTATTTTTGGGTATTGGACATGGTGGCAAGGATCCCGGCGCGATGGCCAATGGTCTTAAAGAAAAAGATATCAATCTAGCAATTGGGCTCTCCTGCCATGCAGAATTAGCACGGCACGGGGTACAAGTGTTAATGTCACGTACTGAGGATGAGGATGATCCGCTGTCAGAGGAGATAACCGAGGCTAACTCTTTTAAGCCTGATTTGGCAGTGGATATCCACAACAATGCTGGTGGCGGGGATGGCTTTGAAGCATACCATCAGACTAACCACTATCGCCCAAAGTCACAGGCTTTGGCAAAGGCAATCGAGGCTGAGGTTATCAAACTTGGTCAGAATAGCCGAGGCGTTAAGGCCCGCCTTAATAGCTACGGCTTAGACTATTACGGTTTTGTGCGTCAGATCAGTGCTCCTGCTATCCTCATTGAGTGCGCTTTTATTGACAGCACAGACCGCACTATCATTGACGAGCCTCATGAGCAGCAGGCTATGGGCGTGGCGGTGGCTAAAGGTATACTGGCTACTTTGGGCATTGAATGGCAGCCGCTAATCACTGCTTCCCCAGAGATTGATTACAAGTCAATGTATTACGAAATGCGCAAAGAGCTGCAAGTATTAGTTGATAGATATAGCTCCCAATAATAACTTATCCCCACAGCAAAATGAGTCTTGCTGTGGGGATAAGTAAATATAAAAGTGTTTCTAAAAACCTTAATTTTTTTGCCAATTATAATGAAAAACTTTGCCATAAATTTTGGCGGCTTACAAAAAATCACTGGAGTTTCAAATGATCTGATATAGTCCATGAGCTCAAATCCGTTTATTTTGGGGAGCATGATATCAAGCAATACCAGATCAAATGCTTGGCTTTCGATCAGATCCGCCGCTTCTTGACCATCAAAAGCACATACGCACTGATAGCCTGCATCCTCTAAATTTATCTTGATAAGATTTGAGATCAATACCTCATCCTCTACAATTAGTATCTTCAATGTAGCCTCTCCCATCGTTTAATCTATACTTATTATTGCTAGGTTTGGTGATCGATTAATCTATAAATGAAAAAAACCTACATACTGTAGGCTTTAGATAATCTATAAATATAGGTAAAAATCCCCTCACAACCTGGTGCCATCGCAAGATGACCTTGTGGCATACGTCTTAGAGTGCCTATCTTAAGACTGATGAGATTTTGCTTATCTATATAATATCATTGTATAAAGTAGATTTCAAGAAAGCAAACTACGATATTTGTCGACATTTTAATCACACTGATACTCTCAATCCCTACAACATGCCAAGGGCTTGCCGCCTGCGGTTTTCACAGGCAGCAAGCCCTTACGGCTGCTTAAACATCTTCGTTTAACTTTTAGGGTAGCTTTAGAATCTAACCTACAGAATACGCTACTTTACTTTTGCTTTCCTTGCTGTTCCTTTATAAGTAGGAATGCAGGTATAGCTGCAAGTATTGCGACCACAATCGTCCATTGGTTTGCCAGTGTTACGCCATGCCAGCCGGTAGTCAGCAGGAATACAAGGATTGCCGCCGCTGTAGCCACGGTTGCGAGAATTCTCCTGCGTTTACGGTTACCGCCATCCGATTCTTCATCTTCTCGGCGCCGCCATACCAAAACTGCACCAGGAATCGAAGCCACTGCTAGAGCTGCGGAAAGTAGGACAAATGGCTTACCCTTATCTGCCGAGGTGCCTGTTGGCTTTTCATCCCCCGCAGCCGCTACCGCAGCTTCAAAATTACGGGTAGCTTTGTCAGTAATATCACCGATTGCTCCTGTAGAGTCCGCATTCTGGATGTCTGTGACCGCTTGTGTGTATATACGGTCGATTTCTTTGATTGCCGCTTGCCGCTGTGCATCAGTTAAGGTCTCTGGCAGTGCGTTGATTGCTTTCTGCCGCTCATCTGCAAGGCTTTGTAGCGCGTCATCCTTTGCCTTATTGAGGTCTTGGGAGCTGTCCTTCGGAGGATCGGCTATGCTGCTCGCATTGCTAGAGCTGCCACCACTGCTGGTGCTGCTGCTATTGTAAGAGCTATTACCCGAACTACCACCGTTGCCGGTGCTACTAGAGCTACTGCTGGGGCTACTGGAGCTGCTGCTTGGCTTGCTGCTATCTGACTCATCGTCGTCATCTCCACCGCCACCAATAGATCTCCAATTGGCAGTCACAGTGATATTCTCCGCAGGCATAACAAAGGTAGTTGTGGCGTCGCCTGCGCTTGCAAAGCTAATACCGTTAGTACTTGTCCAACCAGCAAAGGTATAGCCGCTCTTGCTTCCCGCCTGGATGGTTATGCTTGCGCCTGCTTCATATAGGCCGGTACCGGAGGTGGCTCCCACCTGGCTTCCCATAACTGTTACGCTATACTTGGCTGCCTGTGTATAGACTACCGCATAGGTAGAAAATGCATCGGCCTCAAAGGAAAGTGTCTGTAGATCTCCATCGTAGTCAGGGGTGATGATACGTAGATCGTTGACTCCGTTTTCTGTATGGGAGCGGATAATCTGGTAGCCTGTCTTCTCCTGTAACTCGGTGGGAAGGTCAAGCACGATATGCAGAGCTTGGCCAGGTTGGATGCTTTGCGTGCCATCGTCCGATACTGTACCGTTGATGGTCTTAAGCAGCTCTGCATCCAAGTAGATGCCCACATGCTGATTTTGGCCCAGCACCGCGTCGATCTCCGCCTTATCAGAGGGATTGTCCTGCTTTTCTAGCACTAGCTTGATTTCCACCATCGCGCCCGGCTGCAGTGCAAGGGTGTTATCAGTATTGGTAAACATTGATTCCAGATTTTCCACCGCTGCCGACGGGGTGTCGCTGCCTTTAATCACCACTTTGGTTATCTTCGCACCGCTTGGCATGGTGAGATTTTCTGTAGAGGAGGGAGATTTAATGGTGATCTGCCTTGTAACCGTGGAGGTGTCTTTTTGTGCTACAAGGCTGTAGCTACCGTAAGGGATGGCGGAGAACTGATACCTACCATCCTCACCGGTGGTTACGGTAGAGCCAAACTGGATGCCGTCGGTACCGTTTTTCATCAGTTTGATCCTTGCATCCTTCACGGGGGTGCCATCCTCATCGTCCATTATGCTACCGCCAAGGTCGCCCATGTCGCCCTCTGCTTTCCTTACGGTGAGCGTTGCCACATCAGTGGTCATATCAGCCGCTTCGGTAGAGCTGACCACACAGTAGTAATAGCTGATTCCCTCCGGCTGCTTATCAAGGCTCAGAGTGGCATCGATCTTGCCCTCTAGCTTTGTGCCACCACTACTTTTGTTGGTCATGCTCTTATACCACTGATAGTCCACATCCGCCTTGGTCGCAGTAGCCTTCGCTGTAAAGCTAGCGGTCATCTCGGTGGTCACTGTGGTAGATTTGGGCTGCTGAGTGATGGTAATGCTGTTGGTTGCCGGTACCAAGATCTTATTGGGAGGTGTGGGGGTAATCTCGCCATCGTCAATGATGATCTCCTCGGTGATCACACCACCACCGGGCAGCTTTACTGTAACGATATATTTGCCATCTGGCAGATCTTCAAACTTATAATGTCCGTCTGCCTTGGTGGTCTGTGGGTTTTGGCTGGTACCAGCCTTGGGAGAGAGTGTAACCTCCGCCTTTTCCACCTTGTTACCGCTCTCGTCTACTACATCACCCTCAATGGTCATAAGGTTATCTACAGGTGTATTGCGGACGGTGAGCTTTGCAACGCTTGAAGTTGCTGCATCTGCGCCCACTGCACGGATGACACAATAGTAATAGCTTACACCCTTGGTGGTGGTAGGCGCTAGATAGCTGCTGTTAGTAGCGCCATGTATCACTGTGCCACCGATTGTACTGCTTGTAGTGTTTTTATACCACTGATACACTACAGTGTCGCCGTTTGATACACCTGCCGATACGCTAAACTGTGCGGTATCGTTTAGTGCAACCGTCAGGCTTTTGGGCTGGGTAGATATGTTTATAGTAGGCTTCGCTGGAGGTGTAACTGGTATATTTGGGATTACAAGAGGTACATTGATGGGCTGCTGCTCATACATCTCTCCGTCAGGCAGCGTGATTTTAAGCTTGTAGCTACCCTCAGGTACTTCCTCAAACTTAAACTTGCCATCAATAAGGGTGGTTTGTGGGTTTGTACTGGTAGTAAAGCTTGCAGGAGGGTTGGGGTCAGTGCTGGTAATCTGTATCAGCTCTACCGTTGCACCTGCGATTGGCTGTTTTGCGTCGGTCTGTACCGTACCTGCTATGGTGCCATAGGTATATACCGATACCTTGGCAACTCGGGTGGTGATTGCCGCTAAGCTGCCGCCCGACACCACGCAGTAGTAGTAATTGGTGCCCTTATCTGCTGTTGCGGGGCTGTAGTCCTTTGTGGTTGCACCAGCAATTGCAGTGCCACCACTGTTGCTATTCTTGGTGCTTTGATACCATTGATAGCGCAGCGCTGTGCCATTGGTAGCGGCTGCATTTACTACAAGAGTGATTGCTGTACCGTTTTTCACCGTTATATCCTGTGGCTGACTGTTTATCCGAATCGCCGCCGCATCGGGGATCACAATGCCGGGGTCGATGGGTTGGGCAGGCTCTGTGGGATTGGGCCCTGGGAAGTCATAAGGCCCGTATTCAATCTTGCCGCCGTTTGGCAGAGTGATAATGAGCCTATATTTGCCGTCTGGTACGGTTTCAAACCTGTATGCTCCGTCACTCAGTGTAATCTGTGGGTTTTGGCTTGTCGTCATAGCCACACTGCCATAAGGCCATGCTCCCACAGGCTCTAGCTTGACCGTTGCACCCTGCACTGGTTGGTTATTTTCCCTTTTTACAACACCTGCAATGGTATTTACCCCTACCACTTTGAGTGTTGCCACGCGAGAGTAGGCTTCTAGCAGCACACCGTCGTTGGTGTAGGCTAGGGCATAGAGCTTGTAGCTTCCTCTGTCTGGAATATTTCCGTTACTTTCATTAAAGGTCATTTGGTTGCCGCTTCCGACCATTTTTTCATCGGGAGCAGTGCCACTTGGAGTATTGCCCTTTAGCCACCACCACTCACAGGCGATGCTGTCGGGGATATGGGGGGTGCGCTTGCTCTCCACTCGATACACTGCGCTTTGCCCTGCAATGCCTTTAATAATATAGGCATCCTGTGGTTGGCCTGTGATCATTATTGTGGGCTTTGGTCTTACAATTTTGACATTGTTATAGTCACCGATGACATTTACCGTGATGCTGCTGTCGTCTGCAAAAGCTGCAGTTGCGGTAAAGTAATCCTCTGGGATGCCTGTAAAGCTAAACTTACCGTCTACGCCTGTAGTAACTGCCGTAGATCCGTAGGCTGGTAAAAGGGTGACTGTTGCACCGACAATCGGTGTTTCTCCCTCTTCCTCCACCACGATACCAGATACAGTGACCAATTTGGTCCATCTAGCATATACAGTGATGTTGTCCATCACAGCACTTGCAGAGGTGAACTGCTTGCCGCCGATTTTGGCAGTATACCAACCGTCAAAACGGTGATTTTCCTTCGTGGGTCGGTTGGGCAGCTTGATGGCACTACCCTCCTCCACGTTACCGACTGCCGCTACCGCGCTGCCGCCGTCACTGTCAAAGGTTACGGTAAAGGTTCTAGGTGCTGCCGTCACCGTAACGGTAGCTGTGGCAGATTTGCCGCTGTCTAGGGTGGAGATTGCTTTTATGGTCAGAGTGCTTGCGGTCTCTCGCCCGCCTACAGTCAGCAAGCCTGCGCTATCGATGCTGCTGTTGCTGCCGCCGCTTACACTCCACGTTACGGTATTGGTAGCTGAGCCTGTCACAGTGGCGGTAAACTGCTGGGTCTTAGTCTTTTTGACCGTTGCCACTTTAGGAGAGATACTAATTGCCGTAATGGGTGATGTCACGGTAATGGATAGGGATTTTGTATCTTCGCCTAAATTGTTTGCCGCTTTTACGGTAAAGGTATATGTACCCGATGCCGTGGGCGTGCCTGTGATTGCGCCAGTAGTTCCATTTAGACTAAGCCCTGGGGGTAGGCTACCTTCACTTATACTCCACGCTGGCGCAGGGTAGCCGGTCGCTGCTAGAGTTTGATTGTATGCTGTGCCGACCATACCGTTTGGCAGGCTGGTGGTGGTAATGGCCGGTGCGGTTGGAGTGGGCATGCTGATGATTACACTGGCTGTAGCATATTTATTGCTGTCTGAGGTGGATGTGGCCGTAATGGTATAGCTTTTGCCATCCCAATCACAGTTTGTGACGGTAACTTTGCCGTCTTGGTCAATAGAAATACTACCGTCACCGTTTAAGATTGACCAGGTGACGCTTTGATCGCCAGTGCCGTTATTTACAGTGGCGGTAAAGACCTTACTGCTAGGGGTAGAGCATGTCCAACTATCGGGTGAAATCGATAGACCGTTTGCAACGTTTCCGCTGCTATTGTTGCTGCCAGATCCGTCATCTCCGTTACCGATGATATGACCACGGTAGTAGACGAAACGCCCGGGCCACATATACGCGCCAGTATCTCCAGTGGCATGGGGCACCAAACCCTTGGGGGAGGTGCACTTAATCACCGTACCACTTTGGCGCGTTGAGGAATTATAGTAATTGAGCCCTACAATTCCCCCGATCGAATGTTCGGTCCCACTTAGGTTGCTGATATTTGTGCAGTTTTCCACCCTGCCGCTGTTTCCGCCAACTATGCCGCCTATTACAGAAATACCGCTGATCGCACCGGTGTTATGACAGTTTTTCAACGTACCGTTGTTTGCGCCCGTCACCCCTCCGGCGTAGCTTGTTGTACTGATTACCGTAGCCATATTGACGCAGTTTTCTATAGTGCCTTGGTTAAATCCCGCTATGCCACCAACGTATTGCCTGCTGTGGAGATATCCGCTGCCTATTGTGAGATTTTTGATGATGGCTTCTGTAGATGTATTGCTAAACAGCCCTACAGCACCGATAAAATATGGCTGGACGAAGGATACACCATAGACGGTGTGATTATCTCCGTCGAAACTCCCCTTAAATGGTATCTGGCGCCCATTTGGCTCATTGCGGCCCATGGGCATCCAAGCATTGGCGGTCGAGGCATCGTTTAGGATAATATCCGCAGTCAGCTTATACGATGCCTTTGACAGATACTCATTGGTCTGAGCAGGCTGATCTGCAACTACTGTGCGTGTGCTGCCTGTATAGTCCTTGACTCCGCGCCGGTCTCTAAAATCATACTGTCCTATTACTGCCGAAAGCAGATAAAGCTGCTGTGGCGTGCGGATCTGATACGGGTCGGCCGCCGTACCGCTGCCCCCGTCAAAATAAAGGGCGCAAGTACCGTCCCAGGTTTCACCGCCAATCATAATAGAGGTGATACCAAATTTGCTTGGGTCTGCCGTTGACACGGCTTTGACGGTATAGCATTTGCCCTTGATTGCACCCGTTGCCACAGTTGCTTTACCAGTATCGGCATCGATTGACACCTTGTCATCGCTGCTCATCAGCGACCAGGTAACGGAGTTGCTGCTGTCGCCTTCTACCACTGCGGCAAAGGTTTTTTCACCACCGGAGCTCTCGCAGATCCACGCTTTGGGCGAGATGGTAACACCGGCTCTTATGCTGTCACTGCTGTTGTTGATGTGGTTGACGTTGTTGACGGAGGAGTCGCTATGACCAATAATATGACCAAGGTAGTAATAATCATCCGCTGGCTTAGCTTGTCTGCCTATATCCCCAGTGGCATCCTTGACCAAGCCTTTGGGCGAGATACAGAGGCTTACATCGTTGTTGCTGTAGCCCGTGATACCGCCCGCACCATAGATATCCGCACTGATGAGGCCGATATTTTGGCAGGATTGTATCGAGCGACTATTATAGCCCACGATACCGCCGATATAAGTATTACCGTTTACTGTAGCACTGTTTCGGCTGTTAAACACACCGCCATCGCTGGCGCCTACCACGCCACCCACATTGCTATGTCCCTTTATATAGCTCTCTGCAACGATCACGTTATTTACTGTGCTACCACGAAGCATCGTCCCAAATAGACCGACCTTATTTCCCCCCACGGTACCGTCCCAAGTCGCATCTGTTTGGTCATTAAAATATAGTCCGCTTACAGTCTTGCCATTGCCGTCAAAGGTACCCATAAAGCACTTTATTTCGTTGCCAATGGGACCCATCCTTACACTGGTACCAATGGGCTTCCAGCGATTGGCTGGCGCAGTACTATCCCAGCTTTCCCAATTTGAGGTGTCGTTGAGCGCGATATCCTCTGTCAGCTTATAGTGCGCTTGACGCAGTGTGAGGTAGGCTTGTGGAGCCCCGCCCTCAATAACCACACGATTTGCCATGTCGTTACCCTGATATACTCCACCGCTTCCGCCAGTACCGTTGCTCCACTTATAGTCGTTTACAATATCGGCCAGCAGCGCAAGCTGTGCGGGAGTACGGATCTGGTATGGGTCAGCTGATGTACCACTGCCTCCATCGAAATAGAGGGCACTGGTGCCGTCCCACATCTTATCATTAACAGCCCCGGACCAGCTAGCGGTTTTGTGGCTCCAGTCGCCAGTAATTGCAATATTGTTTTGGAGGGTTGGCTCTTTATGGAATGCATATGCACGAGCTTTCCCCGTTGCTGTTTTGCTAGAGGCTGTACCTGCACCACCTGAGATGGTGATGGAGTTTGCCCAAATGCCATAGCTGCCATAATTAAGGGCTTCGCCAGCGGCTGCCGTGACTGTGCCGCTTTCTATCACGATGCCTTCCGCCATAATTGCATAGCTTCCATCACCTGCATCGCCTGCGGTGACGTTTAAGCTGCCGGTACCATCTATGGTCAGCCCACCATCGCCATATATGCCGATGCTTTGTGTATTTGTAAAGGGATTATACTTCATTGTAGTCCCGCTTGTGATGGTATTGACTGTGCCATCAACAAGTGTAATTCTTGCACCATCGGGCAGCTTAATTGCGTAAGATGGGTTATCTGTGGCATCGGCGCCTTGTATCGTAGCACCAGAAAGCACAAGTGTGTTTGCGCTATATTCGTCTGCAGCGGTTTTATACCAGCTCCAACCCTCACCGCTGTCGGTAATATTGTCACGAGTTGGGTCTTTGTCTACTGTATCACCGTTTATATCAAGATACGAAAGTGAGCCACTTGTCAAGTCCAGTAGGCTTGCTCTCGGCGTAGTTGCCCCCAAGGTCACAGGTTTTATCACTGCGTCAGCCGCTCCTCCACACAAGGCAAGGTCGGCATCTACTGCGCCGCATACAGGGCAATCGGGGTTAATGACCTCTATTGCACTCTCGGGATTACTCAAGGGGCAATCCTCACCGTGTACCGGATTACCGCTGTTTACCGGTTCGCAGGTGCATTCGGGTGCAGGGATGCACTTCACTTTACAGATGCACCCATTCTTTGGTGCTGTATACAGCGAGCAGTCCTTAGCGGTGTGCTCACCGTCACCCTCCACCTTAGGGTCGCAGGTACAGGCCTTTTCTCCCTTGCAGAGCTCACAAGTATGTGTACAAGGTGCGTTACCTGCCTCTGCTTCCTTGTAGCCGCAGGTTTCATCGTGTGCCTGGTGATTTGCGCAGGCTACCCCACTGCTGCTTGTGTTTATGAGTGCCCCTGCTTCCGTTGCAAAAGCCGCTGGTGGCATTGTGCTAAACACCATACACAATACCAAAAGCATACTAATCAGTCTTTTTTTCATTTTCCCTCTCCTTAATTTATTTTAGCTTATCGTATTCTTGCTTCTTCCCATCTGTGCGGTAAAATCATGTTTAACTCTCGATTCTTCAGAGTCAGTTGTTGATGAAGCTCAGATCAAAAAGTTAGTAGCTGCCCCATATGCATTACCGTTGTGACAGATCCCTGAATGATTACGCTAGAGGCAAAACAGAAGGCGCCTCATTAGCCCATAGACCAAAATCCCCACCAGCGCAATGATAAAATACTCCCCGCCTATCGCCCAATATCCTCTTTCCAACAGGACATGTGGGACGATTATGTGGCCTGCAAGAGCAGAAGAAGCCATTGCTATAAAAAATGCGCACAGTTTATTTAGCATTTCAAACCTCGTGCCGTTGCACTGCTAATCCATTACTTTCTTTGGCCAATAGCACACGCCCACATCCAGCGAGCGAGGCTTATTTAGATGAAAATCGGCACAACGGCAATACCAGCACTGCCTAAGTCCGGCTGGAGTATCTACCCTAGGCTCAAAAGCTGGGCATACCTGCTTTGGCCATACGTTTCCTGCAGCATTGGGGGCAGAAAGAGGAAGATCCTCCTGCCTGCGGTTATTCAT